TCCTTTTGTAAAAACATATGGAAAGCTGTTTGATCAAAGCATGGTAGCGATTCACTCATCTTGGGAAATCTGTCCTCACGACGAAATCCCCAAGCAACTCCACCGCTATTCAGCAAAATTCATCTGTGATCGTGGAGTCAGTCATGAGTTGGTAAGACACAGGCCATGTTCGTTTGCTCAGGAGAGCACGAGGTATGTAAATTATGGTGGTAAGGATATGGAGTTTATTGAGCCAACTGGGTTTGAGGATTGGGATTGGTTTGCTCAAAGCATGTTTTGTACATTATGTGAAAATGCAGAGGATACGTATAAACAGCTTCTCGAAGAAAATCTCAAGCCCCAACAAGCCCGAGCAGTTCTGCCCAATGCCCTGAAGACTGAGATCGTAGTCACAGCAGATGCAACTGAATGGTCACATATCAGAAAGCTACGTACAGCTAAAGCAGCTCATCCTGATATGCAGCGAGTAATGAATATGATGCCTTGGGAAAGTTTTCTATGAAAAGCGGGTGGCCTTTATATACTAGTATGCGTTTATTTGGGTAGGCTAACTCGTGTTTTTTGTAGTGTTTTCAAAGGGTTATCGGGATTTTAAAGGTTGAAATTTTTCGACCAAAGGCACCAAAAAAGGTTGAAATTTTTCCACCACTATGGTAAAATCCCTTATAGTGAAGTTCCGATAAACCTTTTCACCTCATTTATTATGGAAGAAAATCACTTAGCAAAAACAATCAGTTTCTATTCAAACGATAATTCCATCTACAAAGTAACTAGGCAATCCATAGCTAAGGAAAACTATGCTCCGTTTGGAATGATCGGACCATATAGAAGAAACAATTCAAGGAAAACATACATGGATATCTTTGACCTAATCTTGTCTGTGCCAAGAGCCACAGGACTTTTATTCAATGAGATCAAAGAAAACTCTGATCCAGAACTTGGGATTGCTGTGATGAGGCAATTTGAAAGTTATGACAAGTCTAAGATGGGCACAACTTATCAAAGGCTGGCAGCATTGCAAAAGGCAGGATTAATTAGAAAGATTATTCCATTTGAACTTCCTGTAGAAGAATTAAGCCAACTAAAGACTCCATTTATAACGCCTGAAAAGTTTTCCTATATGATAAATCCCCACCTGTTAAAGCCTTATAAATATTCGTTGGCTGTACAGATTTGGGACTTACTGCAGAGTTAAAACAAAGCCAGAACCTACGTTAATTTGTAAGTTCTGGCTCTTCATTTTTATTGCCCCATATCTGTAACTTCAAAATATCTTTTCAATATCATTTCCCGTTGCTGCTGCAACTGCCCAAGCCTTTCCCGAACATTTGTTGTCTGATCAATCTTTTTCAACTTATTAATTACTGCCTGGTTCCGGTTGAGAGCACTTTGAAAATTTTCATGCAACTTCATTTGCTTGAACCCATCCAGGTTTGAGTTCAAGAAAGTTCTCTTATCTTCAGAGTTTTCGAGCTGTCTCTTGAATAGCGTTACCTCCTTTCCAACCTTACTAAACTCTTGCTCGTTACCACTCTTCTTATAGTCAGCTCCTCTTCCCCAATGCCAATAATACAACTTACCCATCCCTGGTATAGATTCAATTATTCTAGCATGATTAAAGTTCATTGTATCACCAGCTATATAATTGTCATAAGTTTCTCCTACATCCTTAGTAGCAGAATTAAAAAATCTAAATGGAGGCATTAATTGACTAGCAATTCCACTGCCTATACCTTCTTGACTAACTTTAGTTCTAATATATCTAGAAGCGCCACCAAGAACTAAGAAATTCTCAATTACATTATCACTAAACTTTGTTTCTTTCCCCAGCATCCAATCTTTAATCTCATCCGCACCAGCATTGGCAAGTACTAATAAACTTGCCAGCTTAATCATATTAGTTATACCTTCAATAATTTGTGCTTTATTACTCTCATTATATCCGTTTTCTTGAGCATTCATATAACCATTCTTCATATTGTGCCAAGCTTCTCTACGGAAGACATCAAACTGTTGAATAGTATATGTCTTGAGCATATAAGCTACTCTACCGTTTCCACCATTTAAGTATGGTGTAGGCATTGAAGATAAAGCAACCGGATGAAAGTCCAACACTTTATGATACAGTAACATCTTTACATTATCACTCGGGTTGTTTGATAGCAAATCATTAATTACTGACTCTGAGGAAGGCCCAAAAATTGGCTTAAGCTGTGTCATTAATTTTGCCCTTCCTGCATCTGAACTAGCCATTTGTTTATAGCGATCATGAGCTACGTTAATTAATGTCTCTTTGCCGATTGAATCCATTTTTTCAAGACCAACTTTTCTAAAAACCCAACTGACTGCATTGCTTAAAGTAGTTCCATCTGCAAATTCTTGAGCTATTCGATCTAGGTATAGATCTTCTTTTGTAATTTCTGATCCACCAAATAGTTTCTTAGTAGTTTTAAATTGTCCACTTGTAGCTTTTGCAGCATTTTTAATATAGTTAGCCAGTCCTTTAGGTGTCCAGACTTGAGCTACATACATCGCCCAAGCATGATCACCAATCTGTGTTACAGCTGCTAATGGCGATCCCAATACATCAATGTAAGATGCATTCTTAAAGGCAGTAACTAAGCCAGTTGTTCCATGCTCGTTAAATCTAGCATGTAGAATCTCCTTAACCATATGTTCATGATCTTGATTTAATTCTCCTGATAAGATTTTTTCTGTTACATATGCTCCAATATTTTCAGTATAATCGCGATCTTGATATTTGTATTCATCTAAAATTTGTTCGATTTGAATTATTTCTCCAGACAAATCATCTATTGTCTTATTAGCTATAGCTGCTTCTGCTGGATTAATATCACGTGCATTTTTAGCAACCAATTCCAGTTCTCTAATTCTTGCTTCTTTACGTGACCTATCTGCCTTAAGGCCAGCTATTCTCGGAGGAACTTTTCCAAAGAATTTTCTAGCTTCTATTTTTTTAGTCATGCTATAGATATAGCTCATTAATGCTGCATTACTATCCATGTAAAACTGAGCTAAATCTTTATCAACAATATCATACTTTCTTGCTTGAATGTTGCCTGGTCCTCCAATACCAAAACCAGGATTAAGAATTTTATGACTAATCAAATCTGCTGCTCTTTCTGGGTAGTTACGAATAAAGTTTTCTTTATCCAATCCAATCTTTGCAGCTTCCTTATCTAAAAGATTACTAAATTCTGGTTGGTTAGATATCTCTTTAGTGGCTTGTAAAAATCCAGCAACATCTTTAATTATTCGTGGCCAATATTCTTCTATATAGCCAACTTTATAACCTACATCTTCAGCATTTTTATGTATTTGATCTAAAACTTTTCTAACTTCTTGCCATTCATTAATCATATTATATTTAGTGGCTAGCTTTTCAATCTTAATTTTATCTGCTGATTGCGTAGCTTCATTCCAAATAAATTGATCTTCTTTACTCATTAACTTAATTTTTTCTAGCAATGGATGTGCTGCTTTAAGGGCATGAGTAATTTCTCTGGCTGTTTTAATGTCTATGTTTCTATACTCCATTGCAAGTTGCTTATCTACATTTAACAATCTTGTATAGGATGATCCTCCAAATTTATCTATAAACTGCTTAACTTCACTAGCCCTCATGTGAAGAGTCTTTCCGATTCTACGAACTATATTATTCTTATCTTTATATCGTTGTTGATATTCCTCATCGCTAATCTTCTGCACTGGGGTTTCACGAACCTCGAACATAGGCATACCTTCACGGAGTGCCTTAGATTTCATGCGGTTCGTGATTGGAATAGATAATGCATCAAAAAATATATTATCTCCTGCATGATAAGCACTTGTATCTACTTCGATTGATGTAGTTTCAACTCTTGCATTACCCCACTTGTTCTTATTGAACTCTGCATTAAAAGTATTCGGGAGTATTTTATCATAAAATTCTTGCATCCCATGAAGTCTTTTAGCCTTTTCTTCTTCAGTGCCTTGAGCGTAACGATCAAACTGTTGCTGCCCAGTAGTCCATGCAATCTTATCAAAACCATTCTCAGCAGCATACCTGACCATTCGCTTCATGGCAAGTAGTGACCATTGAGTGGAGTTCTTGAATGGCGCATTGGGAACACCCATTAGCATTTCATTATCTTGATACCATTTCTTTTCTTCTTCAGTAAGTTTTTCTCCGGATAATATTTTTGCATCTAGCTCTTTAAATCGTTTATCTAACAGTTCTTTATAACCTATTTCTCTTCCTGCCTGATGCCAATCACTTTGAATCTCTTCAATAAACAAAACCTTTTGTAATTCTCCTACCCCAAACGAAGAAGCAGATTTTTCACCAGCTGCAACAGCTCTACGATCTTCTTCACGTAAATCATTAAGAGTTTTAATAACTTCTCGTTCATTGAACCTGATATGAACTAAAGGATTTACAACACCAGGCCAATGAACTTCATGAGTATAAGTACTTTTATCTTGCCTTGCTGGTAAAGTTAATATTAATTCTTTATAATTCTTTCCTCCAGGAAGTTGATAATTTTCATGTTCTGTGGCAACTCCTGATGTTTTTGGTAAAGATTCTTCATTAATTAAACTATTATATTCATCTTGTTCATCAACAGATAAATTACCAGTTTCTCGTAACTTATTATCAAGCTCATCTAATCTTCGTTCTTTATCTACAGTCCAACCTTTAACAACTTCTTCAAGCTGAATATTATTCTCCTGAACAAACTTCAACAATTCTGCCTGGCTAACTTTTCCTTCCTGTTTATCAAGCCAATCATATAAACCAACCCAATCAAGTTCATCCTGCTTAATTCCTGGAAAGTTCTTAATCATTCCTTTCCATTGATCAGGTGTTGCTTGCTTCTGGTTAAATCCAGCAACTGCATTCTCAAGTGCTGAGTACCATTTGTTTGCTACTTCTTCAGCCTGAGGAACAGTAACTTGAACAGTTTGTCCATTAACTTGACGCTCATAAATCTTTCCACTTTCTACTTCACGAGCCAGGCCAGAAACAGTCTGCTTGCCAAAACTTAGCAATTGCTGAAAAAAGTCCATTACTCGTTGAATCACTTTACCGAAAGCAGTGTTTCTGTATTCAGCTCTGTTGACCATAATCTGAGCAAACATGTTCGCACGATTTTCAACCATCCTTTGCTTCGGGTCTTTGTGAGTACTCAGGGCAAAATCAAGCTTACCTGCTTTACGAAGTTTATTAAACTCCTTATTCAAAGCACTATTATCTGCTTCTGTAACCAATCCTAAGTTGTCAAGGACATGCTTGTTCTCATGCCAAAGAGTCTTATTGTCTGCAAAGTTCTGGTCTAGAAGAATTTCATTCCCTATTGTAATTCCAAGGATCTTTCCATCCTTTGACATCTGGCCAGTTTCAATTGCTAACTTAATGAGGTCTTGTCCAGCAGCCTGAATGCTATTGATTGTTAAGCCTTGACCATTTTTGAACTGAACAAATACTGAACCATTTTCATGCTGAGTGATTGTTTGATTTGGAAAAGCTTTCTTAATATCTTCAAGATTTACTTTGGTTAAGGCATCTTGATTTTCAGTTGCTTGAAACTGTGTAACACTACCTACTTGCCGTTCATTAGTGAACCCACTCGGCAAACCTCCTGGCAAGTTTCTAGGAATCTCAGGTTCAACTGCCTGTCTATTTGCTATCTGAACATCTCCGAGATCTTTAGCAATTTGTTGAAACCATACTTGTCGTTTATTTTGTTCAGTTAAAGACGGAACAACATTTTGTTTTGCTTCACTTTGAGCTGCTGTATCACTTTTGACATTACCTTCAATATTAGCAAGTTGTGTCTCAAAGAATTTCTTCCTCATAAATGCTTCTGTCCCAGGAGTCATTTCTTCCTGGCGAAGATTCAATTCCTTTTTAACGCCCTGCCAATAATTTTCAATAACCTTTCTTTCTTCAGGAGTAAAACTGTTGTTTATATAGGCCTTTACATAATTTACATAATCTTCAATCTGTCTTAGATTATGTTCTTCTTCAGGAGTTCTTGAAGATACCTGATCATTTAAAGCTGATTGCTCTTGAGACTTATTTGCAATTATTTGATTTGCATAATCAGCTATAGATTTTGGAACTATTTCACTTGCTATAATTTGTGCAGATTCAGCAGCATCTTTTTCAAGCCCAACCTTCTCTCCTACATTTACTGTTCCGAAAAGTTCTTCAAGATACTTCTGCCTATCTTCTCTAGTAGTGTATGGAGCAAAAGCCTTCTTAACTTCAGGCAGTTCTTTATCAAGTAACTCATTACGCCGTTTGTTTAATTGAATAAGTTTATCTTCAATTACTTTTCTTTCTTCTGCACTTGGTGAAGTTTTAGCATCTAATGAATACGGATCAAACTTTTTATTATATTGATCAGAGAGAGTTGTAATCTCATTATCAATATTTGTAATCCTTTCATTAAGTTGGCTTGCAGATTCATACCTGTGAGTAGCTAACTTATCTTCAATTTCTTTTACTTCCTTCTCTTCAGGAGAAAGTGCTTCATACTCTTTCTTAGCAAGTTCTTCTTTCTTCTGAATTCCAGAATTAATCCGATCCAGGAGGCTTTGATTATTTTTATTTTCCTCAAGAGTCTTTCTGATTAATTCAGCCGGATCAACATTTTCTTCTCTTGCTTTTGTTTCAAGTTTATCAAGATCATTAATGAGTTCTTGATTCGACTTAATATTTTCATTTAAAGTTTGAACACTCTTACCAAGTTCATCCTCTTTCAAATTGAGAATATTTGCTGCTCTTCTGTCAAGTTCTAATTCTTGCTCAGTCTTTTCAGCTGTCTTATTTACTCCTGGAAGTAAATTTGCCCCAGCTCCCATTACTCCGCCAAGAATAATAGCTTGTGCAGCTCCTTCAGGAACTCCATCCAGCAAAGGCTTATCAAGAGCTGCATTAGTAAATATTGTCTCCTGAACAGTTTGTGGTAATTCCTCAAATACACCCTCAGTTATACCACCACCAATAATAGATTTCACAACACCTTTAAATCCTTCCTTCTTAGCAGGATTTAATCCAGAAACTATCATTGTATCAATATCAGCAAAACCAAGTTTCTTAGCTAACGATCCACCGACTAGACCAAAAGCTGCTGTTCCTAATCCTGATGCTGCTGCAAGTGCAGATTGTTCAGCAGTCAAAAGATCATTAGGCGTAGCATTTCTTATTTGCTCTGCAGTTTGTCCAGCAGATATTGCACCCTCACCAACTGATCCAGCAGCAATAGTCGATCCTGTTTTGCCTAATGCAGTTACAGCCTTTGGTAATATTTTGCTACTAAGCGCAAGAGCACCACGCCCCAACACACCACCAGCAGCAACAGATGGCAATGTCTCAACAATACCATGAGCAATAGTACTTGGATTTTCCAACATTGCTTGTGCTGTATCAGCAAAGCCTTTTGCCGCATCAACCTTTTTATTTGCCTCTTGTTGTGCTGGAGAATATTCTTCAGAAAGATCTTTCTGCCATTCTTCTGGTTTTATCCCAATGGATTCAAGTCCACGACCAACTCTACCACCAGTTGGAATATCAGCAAGGCCTACAATTCCTTGGCCTGCCCCAATAACACCTTTAGCAAGAGATATACCAGTGTCTTTTAATGTAGAACCTAAAGTACGTTCAGGCACAGGATTATCGAAAGAATCAAACTGAGCATAAGGATCTTCTTCTGCATCATCAAACTGATCGTAAGGATTTATATCCATATTTAATATTCCTTATAACTATATTAATAATATAAATTATTTACCTTCTGCCCAAGATGGTAAATACTTATATCTTGCTTTAAACTTAGCGGCTGTTTGAGGATTATTTCGTAAGTAAGCAAGTGCAGGATGATTTTCTGGAAGTTCCCTTGGTTGCTCAAGTTGCTCTGGTGATCCATCAACATATCCAGTCTCGTCAGCATTTGGCATTAGAAGTCTTTGTCTTTTAGTATTTCCAGTAGGATCAATAGGATCAGATTCCTCAATTATCATAGGCTTTAATCTAGCTTCTTTAATCGGAGGATTCTGCAATACCTCTCCTTGAATAACACGTAACTTATTTTCTGCAATAACTCCTTGCTCATCAATACGATTTTTATCTTTATCTATAATAAATCGCTGTCTTTGTTCTTCAAGATTAGCTAAATTATTTTCTCTTGATTGCTGATTAGATAAATCTTGTATCATAAGATCCTTACGTGTTCTCCATCCCATAGGAGGTGCAGGAGTATTATCAATCTTAGTAACACCAAAATTCTGCCCTCGCGGAGTGTTCATATACTTTTCATATTGTGCCATCTGTCCAGTCGGAGCAACAGGATTTTTTAAGAATCTTTTCCTTGCTTCAGGAGATACACTAGAATCAAATGACACATCCATGTTTGACATTTGTCCTTGATTTGTTCCAGCCAGCCTGCTTAATGCTCTAGTAGGTTTTTCTCCTTCAAATGAAAGAGTATTTCCACCAATATCATAAGTGGTTGTATTTCCATTTTTTGCTACAGTCATTGCTCCTAACTCTGCATCTCTTTGTGCATTAGAAGTTTCATTAATCTTAGGACCTTCAATACTTACTGAAGGTAACATATTTCTTTCAACTATTCTAGTTCCTTGCCCAATTCTATCAGGACGAGAGTTAATATTTTTTAACGGATTACTTCCACCATAGAATGATTCATTCATTGGATCACCAGGAGTCATTGGTGCTTGCTTTTTTATATGTGCAGGAACATTATAAGCTTCACCTGTAAATGCTTCATCCGTAGTAGGAAGAAGAGCCAACTTTCTTTTTTTCTTCTCTTCTTCAGCTGCTGTTTGAAAATCATTAAGCATAATCATTCTCCTTGAGTATAAATTGTTTTCTTAATAATTTTATTTGTTTGCGTCCAGAGTGGTGAATCGTAATCTCCTTCACTTGGTGTTGAGATAGTTGCTGTCACGGTAGTCGTATTAACAGTAACATCATCGTGCCAAGTAAACTCATATCCTGGTGTTCCTTCACCTTCTCCAGGATCTTGATGTACAGGAATATTTGCTTGATCATCATAAATTGACAAAGTCGGATTAGTAAATACCAACCCCATTTGATTACCAATAAAGCCACCACTACCAGGAAGCTTAGCTGTAAGTGGAGACTTATCAGCAATTATTGATCCAGCAAAATAAATATCGGCACCTACAGTTCTAATTGCTCTAGGAATGACTCCTGTATTTCCAGCAACTTGTGATTGAGTAAGTTCAAGGGCCATGTGTTTTTTCCAAAGAACATCTCCTGCTTGTGGTGCTAATGGATTAACAGAATCAGACTTTTGGAACTTAATTATATATGCACCCCATCCATCAGTTCCATTGGGAAAACTAGGGAAAATAATATACACTCCATCGAAAGCAACATCTAACTGAGTAACACAAAGAAGCGCATCAGCATCATCATAGTATTGCACTTCTGCAAATCTTTGCCATTGCAATGCTCCAGCAGAAGATACTTTAGAAAAATGAAAATGCCACCAACCACTATCAGTAGCAATTTCAATCTTTGCCATTGAAACACAGTAAATATCTCCATTGCTGTCAATAGCACATCCTCTGATGCTCAGTCCGCTCATGCTGGTGCCAACACCATACCAACCGTAAAGTCCATTCGCTTGCAAGAACCTTCCTTCAAGAACTCGATGCCACTGAACAACTCCACTACTATTAAGTTTAGTTAATAGTCCCATCGGATGAATCGAGCTAGTCGTAGACTCTTGAATACTTCCACCTATAACAATGTCTCCTGTAGACTTAACAGCAACATCATATGGATTAACCATATTCTGTACAGTCGGATCACCAAACTCATCAAGCAAACAATCACCAAGTTGTAGAGTCCATCCTAGTGTACCATCGTATTGCAAAGAAGCAACATAAGCAGCATTATAAATTAAAGTATAACTTTCATCATAGGCATCATGCCTGCCAATTACTACTGCATTACCAGCAGCATCAGCATCAACGCCCCAACTGAACAAATCATCAATTCCAGTAGTGCCAAGAGAAAATCGTTTCTTCCACTTAATTGTTACACCGTCTGAAGCATATTTAATCAGACTCATATCGTAGCAATTATCATCTCGCAACTTATAAATATCTGCTGTGACATAAACACCACCATAATCAGTATCAAGTTCAGTCGGAACAGTCGGGTCAATTGCAACTCCAGTTCCTGACTCATTACGATTCACTCCACTTAACAATCCACCTTCCAATACTCGACGGCGTTGAAACAATCCATCATTATTATAATATTGTACGTATGCTTCATTTGATAATTCTGACGAAGCATCTGTAAAATCTCTTGTTCTAGTATAACCAACTACAATTACGTTACCAATTGGATCAACATCAATATCTGATAATCCACCTCCTGATATAAGAGTCTCTGTAGTATCTATAGAAACTGCTATGGCATACCAATACCATTCATAAAGCTCTTTGATTGTTACTGGTTTACTAAACTTCTTTTCAACTAAAGGTGTGACATGAACCCTTGCTTCATCAAATCCAAAGACAGATCGAGCCTCAATGGTCACACCCGGAGCTACAGGTACAAATCGCCTGCCTTGTTTAAGTCCAAGTCGAGCCATATCGTCTTTCAGCATACCGACTTGAACTCTCGCTTGCTTGGCAAAATTCTTACCAGTAAAAATATCTCCAGTATATGTTATCTTAATAGGAACTGTCATGCTGTCGGATCATGTGTATAATCGTGTGATTCAGAAATACTGGAATGGAAACTATGCTGTTCACTAATTGATTCACTCTTGTTATAATCTTCTGATCTGCTTTCATTTTCAGTTGCCCCAACTGATGCAGAAACATTAACTGCATTCAGAGCAGAAGCAACTGATTGAGCAGCGATCTGAGCTAAGTCATTACTGACTTTTTCCTTCAAAGAAGACTCACCTATATATGCACGAATTGCAGCATCAATCTGAGCAATCATAAGTCGTAATTCAAGATCAGCTTTTTCAATCTTCGCCTTATTATCTTCAACCAAAGCCATTTGACTTGCAGTCAGTGCTTTAGTTTCAGCTTCATAACCAGTTATCTCAGCTTCAAAGCCTTTAATAATTGCATCGTTAATACTAGCTTTGGCTTCAACACCAATCTTGAATACTTCAGATTGTGCCTTATACACATCAAGCAAGCCTTTGTTACTTTCTATGACTCCGCGCAGAACTTCAACCTGTGCTTGGATATATGCTTTCTTTGCTTCAAGAGTAGCAACATAACCTTTGACACTTTCTGAATATAATTGAATAACAATCTCTGCTGAAATCTTAGAATAATCAAGTGCTCGCTGTGATTCACCGTCTCTAGTAGCACGAATTAATTTTTCTAATTCTGTTGCCTGCTGAATGATGAACTGAGCATTTTTCTGAGCCAAGTCGGCTCGCTCGATCATTACCTTTTCAGTAACATCCGTTTCGTTTCTAGCAATTTCTGCTGACGCCTCAAGAAGTTTTCCTTCAAGAGCACCTTGCGGTTCATCCCACCCACGGACCGAGAAATAAGACTCGACCTCATTATACATCTTACTATTAGTAGTCAAGTTTCTTGCAATAGCGCGATCATAAATCGCTTGCTCTACTAACGAATCAAGCCCAGTTGAATCATCTGCCATCGTTGCAAGAATCTTCGCTAACAATGGTGTATAAACAGAAGTAACAAGTGCAGTCTCAGACCAAGTGACACTCGCCTCTGGGGCAACTGGAGCAGTACCTGGAGTCAACAATGTTGTGTCAATGGTTGGCATTGCTGCCATTGTCGGAGCTACTTCAGAAAACGTACCAAAATCAGTAATTAACGAGGCAAGCCCAGTAGGTAATGGACGTTCAGGAATAGTTACAGCAGTTGTAGAAAGAGTAATTGAAAGTGGATCAAGAACTGGTTCAGAATAAGTAGTAATCAATGAGTTAAGTGTTCCAAGATATCCACTCGCACCATCAAGTCCAACCAATCTCACCATCATGTCATCGGCCAATTGCATGGTCGAGGTCAGTTTTGTTTCAACTAAAGTACGCGTACCACCAATGATGATAGGCGGATCAGGAACATTAATATCAGCAAGGTTTGGAGTAACTGTTGCAACAGGCAGAACTACTCCTGCGGATGATACAAAATCTGCCATAACTATCTCCTATGAAATTCCACTTGATTTAATAATTGGTAATACTGCATTTGTATCTATAGAGAAATCACTCCCAAGAACATTTGATATCTTAGGAGTCCAATATCTTCCATACAAATTTCTTCCTATTGGTGTTCTGACAACCTGGTGTACATTCCTTGGAGGTGAAATCCTAAATGATTTAGTATTCGTCGTCTTACCTTCTGCTGTCAAATCAAGTTGTATCTTGCCATCAGTTTTTACTCCCATGTACCAGAAGCGAAGATGCTTGTTATTTTGTGATCCTAAATCAGTAGTTGGTAAGGTAAATGTAGAAGAAATCAAAGTAGTATTATCAGTGCTACCACTAGCAATCTGGAACAGTCCATCACTCTTTGCCCCGTACAATCCACCATTAAACTTAACCATTGAATTAAATCCATAATTCTGGTACTTACTAGATGCTGCTCCGCGCAAATTAGTTCTTATGCAAACTGAATCATCAATCGTATTGATAACTGTACTTCCGTTGAAAACTGTAGCACCTCTAGTTCCAGCCTGATAATTAAGTTTGTCCTTAGTAACTACAATCAACTGCCCCTGTGGTGTGCCAATACACAATCCATCATTGCACGACCAGGCTGCACATTCTCCTGTATCTGGTGAAAGCCCAAATTTCTCACCATCTATATAACCGATAGCTTCTGAATGTTCATGAGCAGGACATTCTAAACGTGGATGCCTGATGAGTTCTCTAACATTTGAGCCTTCAAGAAAGTAAGTTCGCTTACTATCTGATGCCCACACTCCACCATCAACTGGCTTGAACATTTTCACATTACTACCAAATCTCAATCTTGATCTAGCATTATCAAACAATCCATATCCTAATGGTTCTGAATAATTAACAATTGCTCCATTGACTACACACATACTTGAAGAGAACAAAGCAAGATGAGTACCAAGCGGAGGAGTTCCAAATGTCCTTGTGGTTGGTGGACCAACATAAGTTTGTGCTGCCCAAGCATATGATACCCCAGCCGTAATGCGACCACTTTCTACTCCGTTACTATAATAAGTTCCAAGACTTGTCTGACACCACCCCATCCTGAGATTCTTAGTCAACCCAGATCGGACACCAACAAGAACATTGTTTGTGCCAACTTTATAAATTGCTGCATCATTTACAGTTTCAAGAATAACGAAGCAATCTCCACCATCACAAAACAGCGAATGATAACTACCTGTTGCAATTCTGACTTGTCCTAACCTTCTGGATATCCGACCATTATCATCTATATCAACATCAAGAGCCTCTGCCAATTCGACGATGCCAGTTTCAAAATCAATCTTGAGTCTAGTTGGATCAGCTATATTATTCCAACCCGTAGTTCCAGAGAATAGTTTTATAGTCATTTCGTATTATCCTGAACTATATCAAATTTTGCCTTTTGAACAGTCCTTACATCCGTTCCACTAGTCAATTGAATGTCATAAAAATAATTTCCAATTGTTGCTGTATTTACTGTAGTCGGTTTAAAGACTACTATCCCAGTCGTAGGATCTGCATCAACAGTACCAGTCATATCAAACAATTTGGTAGTAGCATCTGGTGGATCTTTAATCGTCGTAACAGTCATCTTCAATGTTGCTCCATTAAGAGATACAGGAAGAGCTGTATCACTATCAGTAATAGTAAAAGTAAGGTCATATGAATCACCTCTATACATCCTGATATCGTTTTCATTTGCCATATTATTCTCCCTTTGTTGCGATGTATGTAGATTGACTGAGAGTTGCAACAACTTCACCAGCCGCTAGAGCTTCTATTTTAGGTGTATCATGAATAGCAGTAATTTCATTCTGACTGAAAATTGCCTCTAGCTCATTATCTTGCAATGTTCCCATAATTGTCTCACTGTTAAAAAGTGCTTCTATTGCCGGAACAAACAGAGTAGCTGTATATGAAGTTTCTCCATAAGTGACAGTCATCTCAGGAAAATAACATTCAACTCTGATAGCTGAATAACCATCAAGAACAGTAAACAACTCTATCCTTGCTGCGTTCATGATGGCAGTATTAGTCGGCACATCAGTGGCAAATGAAGTCTCAACTGTGAAGCCCCAACTAACCATTATTGTAGTCGAGTCATCATCTATCTCCATGCTTTCAGCAATTACTCCTGAGGCAGCATTATAAGCCGAAACAAGCTCTTCAATGGTTGCTGTATCTGCCAGAGAGACATAAAGTCCTCGCCATGCAATAAGCTCTTCACTGGGAATTAATGTATCAATCACTGAAGAATCAGCTGTCTTATGACTATTCTGTGTTGCCCTAATTATAGCCCATGCGTAACCTGTACCATAAACATATCGACTAGCTATTTGATCAGTAGCAATTATTAAACTATCTGTAACTGTTCCTCCATAAGATTGTGTTCCAACTTGTGCTTCAGCAATTGCAGCACTATCAGTTCTATCTGCTTCTTCGGTAATAGAAGAAATTCCATTATGTGCCTCAGTTACTTCTAAAGAATCAGTTCTATCCGCATCTTCAGCATGAAGGCTAGTACTAGTTAGAGTATCAGATGGAGTGAGTGATCCTGCCTCGGTGGCTGCTGGTGATGCAATCCAACCCTCAAGTTTTACCTTAAGAACTAGAGCCATCATATAAATATAATCCTGCGTTGCTCCATCTGCAGTAGTAGCAACAATGCTACTTGCACCCCAAGGAACTGCACCTACTGTTGTTCTGATCGACCATCCATAAGAACTATTATATGCTCCACCACTAATCAAGTTAGGCTGCCTACCTACATCGCACCTAACTTCACCATATGCCCCACCACCCATACCATATTCAATGCCAACTATCATATCTCCTTCATTATATGAAATATCAGAAAGAGTAAGTGAAGAAGCATTAGTTACACCTTCTGGAGATATGATACTGCGAAAAGGATCTCCTGAAATATCAACATTAGTGAACTGACAAATTTTAATAATATCAGCGTATTCTTCAACTCCACCAAAGTTCGGATTAGGAAAATTCCAAGCAATATTCCCTGATTCCGGATTTTTGAAATATGCTACCATCACATTATATCCGGCAGCATTAGTATTGGCAAGATGCACGAATGGTACACCACCCAAAGTCAGTGTGTAATTTCCTTCCTGAATCCATGCAGGATTATAGAAAAGAGTGTGATAAGCAAAAATCAGTAAATTAGTATTCGCATGAATAGTAACTGCCCGACCACCACTAGCTGTATTAGCATAATCATGAATCTGATATGATCGACTATCCGAGAACATTATCTCGGTCGGAATATCAACATATGGCCCATTAATCTGACGAACTGGCAAAGAATCAGCAGCATCTCTTTCAATGGTAACAGTTGATTCTATAGTATCACTACATACCGCTCCTTCACCTACTCCGCGATCAAATCCTTCGTTTGTGGCAAAGCTATCCTCTTCATCAGTTATCTGGGCTGTTTCAATTAGCTCAGCTCCAGAAGAAATAGCTTCTCCATCATGAACTGTGCTTATAATTGATGTATCTGCCAGGTCTACACTCTCAGCATTATTAGAACTCCCAGCTTCAGTTACTGCAAGAGTTTCTGTTATTGCTGAATGCACATACTGGTTTTGGTCCTGGCCGAGACTTGCGTCAGACACGCTGCCGATTGATTCAGCCTGCGCTGCTCGGTACATTTCTCCAACTGATCTTCGCAGAGCAAAAGCGAGGTATCCACCATAAACTAGGTCATCAAAATAGAAACGGTCGGCTGCATCAGATACGTAATCACCGACCATCATGGCAATTTCATTTAGGGCTGTGCCTCCTTGAAGCACCCTGAGTGTCTGCCCGTTTACCTCTATTGTGGGGGGAGTAGCTCCAGCCATTGTGGTAACTGCTCCCACAACCAAACCACCTTCCTCATCTACTATGACCAGGTTCCTGTCGGTAAGATCTCCTGTAGTGGTACACCCATCCCGATAATAAAGCCCATTAGCGGGTTGATATACCAGTGGACTTGTCTGATGAACATTCGCATAAAAAACGAAACTAAAATAATGCACACTCGATATCGGATAAAAACTCCACTCAAAAACCTGCTCTCCAAGTGGAGGTGCAGCTAAGGAGAAGCCGGCGACATCCCAAATGTACCTATTATTGTTGACGAGTGGATCAAGCTCCAGGCTTCTAGCGGCAAGAGCGAATGTCTGCCCCCCAAGGGCGAAGAAGTTGGGGCCTGTTTGAGGGCTCCCAAGGAAACCATCGAAAAAAGGAGGAGTAGAAGGAGGGTTTGCCTCGCGAGAGCCGTGAAACAGGATGCAGAAATCTGCGCCGTCTGGCACTGTAATAATCGTGCTTCCATACCTTCCTGTGTTTTCGGTATCACTATTGTCTTTGGAAGGAAGATTGACAACACTGACGACCGTGACCTTCTTGTATGGCAAGTATTCTTCAGTTGTCACCGCCGTTTCAGTCTGCGCGGCAGTCGTAGGGATTACCCCGACAGTTGTTTCGCTAGTGGCCGCAGTCTCGGTTCTGTCTGCCTCGATAGGAGCCCCACCACCGCCGCCAAGCACATCATTCACGACAGAGGTTTCCGTTTGAGAAACTCCAAACACCGTCTGAGAAGCCAGAGCGATGGTAATAAATGCTGCCGTAGTGGAATGAGCGGAAGTAACCGATGTTGTGCCAATATCCCCGGTTGCCGCTCGACTGGCGGTCGCCAAGGCAAGCCCGCCGCCAGCGCCGCTATTAACTGTCTCGTTAGTCCGCTCTGTTATCGAGGTAAGCCCGGTATTTGTCCAATCGCCTACCTCAGCCGTGGAGTTTCCGTCATAGTCCAGGCCGATACATAAAAGGATAAGACAGTTGCCGACAGTAGTTGTGACGCTCGGCAAGGTCCAACTTGTCGATGCCAGGGTATTGACGCTGCCTGCCGTAATATGAATTGGGGTTGTTGGATCGCACCCCCTAAAGCTGAATATCTGCGCGGTAGTGTGGTTGCCAGTATCTGCTACAGCGACATTGAACTGCGACCCTTCAACCAACTTCCAGAAAACGGCGAGACGGACACCTCCTGCTGAGGCTGCATCACCGGTATATTGAGGACTGTTCGCTACTTGGGTCCACCCCGATGGCGTGGCGATATCCTGATTGGCTGACTCCACCAAAAGGACAAGGATATCGTTAAGCCACGACGATGAAGGGGGTGGCACCGACAGATCTCCAGTACCAGAGGTAAACGCGCCCTTGTTGATGTATGTAGGAACAGCCCCCACATCGCCCCTTTAAGTCAGAGTGGCGGTGTAGCTGACGTTCAGCGTGTCACCGTTAGCCAAAACCTTGTCGCCGCCGGTGAACAGACCAGCAGAAAAAAGAGTGCCGGTAGTACCTGACTTGGTAGATACCGAGTTCAAAAAACAGCCCTTAATCGTCGTACCGTCGCCGTTGATCGAGTAGACACAGGCCGATGACAGCGCCTTGCTGCCTGCTGCTGCTGCACTCCATGCGGTTGTTACCCTGGCTGACTGTGAATATTCAACGTCCTCAACCCAGCCACCATGCGAAGCCATTGTATCGGTGACTGCCGCGCCAGTGGTGTAACTGGCAGAACCGATCAAGCCGATATACCATGCAGCGGTGTAAGTAGAGCCAGCCAGATACTTGTCGAGCATGTCGTTCTTGCCTGCCGTGGTGACAAGGTTGTCAAACGCCTCGGTCCATTTGACTTCCATTGGGATCGTAGCAAATTCAATCATCATTTTGCGGATAGACGATCCTTTCAAGAGGCGCCGAACCTTGTTCATCTGCTTGAATGAAAGGATTCTATCTCGAAGAAGAACGTACCGTACCCGGAATTCTTCAACCGGTCCAACACACTCAACGCCGTACCGACCGATAGCCTTTGACTGTTCTACGGTCTGAGTACCTCTACCAACGCTTGCGCCCTGGTTAGAGATACCGTGTGAAATTTCAGCTCTAATTTCTTCCATTATGCTACCTCTTCCAGTTCAGATTCAAGAAACCATCGACGATGAGTTTCTGACACTCCGTCGTTATTGACATCCGTGGTCCATTCGAGACAATGTTCAAGACATTTCTCCTTCTTATTATATTGCACATCAACGACAATGCCTGCAACGATTGGTTGTTTCAACCTTGCTCTTTTCCCTTCTTCTAATGCCATAGCATACCTCCAATTAAAATTTAATTATTTAAGCATAAATCCACGAGTATAAAATGGAAGTGTTAATTCAAATGTTCTTAATGCAGCAAGAAAATTATTTTTAAATTTAATAGTATTCGGTATTTCACCTTCTAGACCATCTTCAATATGTTCGTAAGCTTTCCAGGCAGCAAAATTCACCAACAAAGATACATGTAAATGTGATGGAACTCCATCAGGAACATCATCATCATCTTCCATATCAACAGGCATTCTATAGTAATGTAATGTTATTGTCTCAGCGCTTGCAGGAATACCTTGATAATATAACTTTCTTCCATGCTCAATAGCTTCAGAAATCCTACCAGTCTTATTTAGCAATGGGTACGTTTCTGCAAACTCAATAAATGAATGTGCGATATCAATTTCACTTCCAGTAGAAGACACTACTAATTGTAAGTCACGTTGAAAATCAGTTGGCATATCTACATAAGCAACTGTAGTTGAGGTTTCTACAGTATCTATAGTAAACAATTCAGGCAATGGTGGCGTAAGTATATTAGGTATTGGATTCTCAATGCCATCTAATAACGAAGGCATACCACCAGCAATTTCAGAAACTCCTTGATTAATAAAATCTCCCAAATAATCTTCAAAAGAATCATCATTAATAAGAAGCTCAACTTTCTCTTTTAATTCACTAAAAGTAGCCATAAAACTCCTTAAAGATCATCCGGTGTAATTGGAACAGTTATAAAATTTTCTTCAGGTTCTGGCCTATGTACAGGAACATTTTGCTTTTCACCTAATGGTTTCGGATCAGTATAATGTGGATGTTTTTCTTCCCAACAAGTATCAGCACAAACAAACAATTTATCCCAAGTCATCCGACATTCAGATGCATATCTTTGGAAGCCACATTGATCACAGATTACTAAATAATCACCAGGTTTATATGACATTACTTTACTCCTTTATGACAACCACAATCGAATTTCTTTTTCTCGTCGATTAATTAAGCCTTGAACTACTTTTCCATTATCATACTTCCATCGACGCAATTGAGTAGGAACATTATCATACTGCCCTTGATTAAGTAATCGAAGTAAAGTAGAATTTAAAAAGCCATCATCACCTACATTAAAAGTAAAACTAACTAAAGCATTAAATTGATTCTGTGTAAGTGTTATTTTAACACCACGATTTACTACTTTAACCACAGTTCGAATATCTTGTCTGCAAAGAATTAGTATTTGTTCAGCAGTTAATCCGTGCCTATATTCTATAATAGATTTACCAATTACAATCTTTCCTGATCTACGCTCAGAAAGTGTCAATAAATGTCCAATACCAATAGTTGGTTCACCACCTGAATCAAGATAAACTTGTTTATAGCTTCCCTCAACATGTTTCAAAAACTCATAAAATTTATCATCAACTTGCATGTTCATATTACTGCCTTCCTGGCAAACGCACACTCACCACCGCGTTTCATGAATACTTCTGCAAAATCATCAAGGTCCATCACCCAGTAGCCATTACGCAACAAGTTCCAATCCGGCCATGAGTTTGGACCACCAATAATGTTTTGATGCAAATTAATAAATGTTCCAGCCGTACAGTGGCCACCAACAACCTCACCACCTGGAGTACTTAGTCCGTCTACTTCACGAGGATACATCATACCCTCGGTCCATTCCAGCCCAAGAATTGCTGAACCATAATAATCAATGCCACGAATAACTTCATCAACAGTTCTTGCTCGACAATAGGACTCAATTAAGCCTTCTTGCTTAGCAGTCTGCATCACTGCTGCAAGTGATGTGCCATAACTAATTGGCTTCGATCCAGGTCGTTCAGAGCCTGGCCACTGATCATTATCTTGACACCTGAAATAAAACTCAAGCGCCCATTCATCTCCAAGAGTTCTTATTCCAGGCTCATGTTCAAGAAAGGCTGCAAATCCAAATCCACCACAAGCACTCCAATCACCTTGATTAAGCAAAGGATCTTTGAATTTCTTTACTCGATATTTGCTAATTAATTCTCGATATCGTAAATCAATACCTTCATCAATCGGTGAAACTGTGAGAAGATTTGGAGCAGTAGGATCAGGCTGAAAGATAAGGCCACAACGAGGATCTTGAGTTTCACTGCCATCTTTAAGTATCATGCTTGTACCTTACGAATTTCGTTAATGAGTAATGCTAAGTTACTTTCTTGAGCATCTCTTAGATCAGCGATTGATTTCTCCAGATTACCAAACCGCACTTTACTTGCAATATCTCGTTCAGTAGAAAGTTCATGGCAATTTTGCTGCATTCCCAAACAAGCTGGACGAGTAATAAACCTTGGTTCACCATCAGCTAATTTAAAGAGATTAAGAACATCTTTAATTGCAGCTCTGAGTTCAGCGATATCACTAGCATGTGCCCCCATTTCCGAATTAAGTTGTGAAATAGAAGCTCGTGCTATGTTAAGGTCGTCAAGTTTTTGAGTAAGTTCTGCAATCTTTTTGTCCTGCTCATCCACTCGTTCCTTATTTCTAGCTATTGCTTCCTTCTCTCTTTGAATTTTACTTCCCAAACTGATTAATGAAAGCCCCCATCCCACTAAAACTCCGACCACAGCGGCAAGTGCTAGGAATCCGCTTGTCTCAACCATTCATTTCTCCTTTCTCGTCGGCTCTATAAAGACCATCTTCATTATCAGGTAATCTGGAAGCAAGAATTTTTGCCCAATAATTATTCCTCGCTGTAGCTAGCCTCTTCAGTCGATCTTTCACAGTAGGATTCTCCAATGGATTAACATCTTCTTTACGATTCTTAGTAAACCATGAAAAGAACAAGATTCCCATCGTACTAACTGCTGTCAAATATATCCCAGTTACCGAAGTCAACATCTTAATCTTAGGCCATACAGCAAGATCAGTAGCAAGAACTAACTCTACACAATTTAGAAAAAACCTACCATTCGCTCCCATAAATGCGCTTAGGTTTTTGGCTGAACAAGCCCACTCAACATCATGACAAAGACCTGCTGGATTGAGATAAACCTTGCCTATCTTATCAGGCACTATTGCATCTCCCCAACCTTGACCAGCACCACAGAATGTTGGCCATGCCTCGGGAGGCAAATCATGAGGCCATAGAGATTCAAGAAAATCAGGAATAGTAAGATCAGCCCCCCAATATGAAATCTTTACAAAATTCATTTCTTCCTCCAAACCCACGGCTGGACTGGAGCAGGACCAGCCCATAAACCTACTCTATTACCAGCAGAAATCCCTTGTAGCTTTTCCCAGGCTTGACAAAAGGACTTTCGGCAATATTGCGGATAAACCCAGGCATATCCAGCAAGCAAAAGCTGCTCTTGTACACATTGCGTTCCTATCATTACAACAGCTACTGTACGGCCATAACGATCATAATGCTTAACATCAACAGGTGCAACATCAACAACCTTACCCTTAATCATGACTTCAACAAAATCTTTAGCAGCAAGACCGAATGATTGTTTCTTCTCAGGAGAATCAATACCATAAAGCCGTACAGTTGTTAGCCCAGTCTTGTCAACTACTTTGATTGTATCACCATCAGTAACACTTACAACTGTAGCTGGCTTAGCATAAGCAACAGAAGTAATTAATAAGAAAAATAAGATTATAATTTGATACATAATTTTACCCCAGTCGGTTGGTAACGAAACCGATCGCAACTCACGCCGGCTCTACCGTGATCATCAAATGAAAAGCATGGCCCAGGCTCTTTGCAATATCGATCCTTGACAAAATGCAAACCTTCATCATTTTTCTTAAACAACTGCAAACTGTCTTCCGAAATCACCCTCATATCTCCCTCCAGGAAGTAAAGACAACTTTCAATCACAGTCTTCGTTTGGATAATTACATATCGGACATCTTGGACCAGTATATTTATATCCACACTGTTTACAAATTACCATTGCATCAACACTTTTTTGCTACTATTTCCATATGGAGCATGAAGATAAATTCCACCATGTGATGTACCTCGGTCTGCATCACCTGTGCCATTAGGTAATCCATTACCTGGCTTATAAAGAAAACCATCTTTCTCTGCACGAGAATCCCTATTGCAAGTATCTTCTCTATCTCGACAATTCTTATTCGGATCTTTCACTACAAATGTAAGGCCATTTGAGAAAGTAAATTTTACTGGACCTGAACCGAGAGAATCTCCTCGCTTATTAATCCTCCAGGCTTGTCGCCCACCATTACGAACTCCATATGAATCATATTCAGCTTTATTAGTATAGTTTCCTGTCGGATTTGTAGGTGCTGCTCCACTCTTAGCAGTACACGTCTGTCCATCAGAAGTTTTAACACTAATTTGTAGTGGACGAGAATATTGTGAATCAGAATTGGCCAGTAAATAAACCGGACATCCTTTATAAGGTACTCCTCGCCTAGCAACTTCACCATTCACAATCACAGAAATAACTGCACTATCTTGAAGAGTACGAAGCAATACTGCTGGCTTTCCTCCATTCTGATCAGCACCCCGTTCAAAAGTTATAGGCATTGTGCATGCTTTTGTTCCATCAGGCAATGGTATAACTGGATCAGTTGGAGGTGTTACAGTTTCTCCGGGAAAAT